CCTCGTATTGTCAGCTATGAAGGTAAAGAATCTACAAGATCAGATGATACACCCCCTGCTGCTACAATCACAGACCCAACTACAGGGGTAGGCTTGATGTCTCCACAAGGTAGTGAGTCTCCTAGCCGTATTATAACTACAACAGGTATTAAAACACCTGAAAATGCATATACTATTGTAGGTGAAAGTATTGGCTTAGACCCTGACATCTGGGATATTTATAGAACAGAACTCGCAGCTATTGAATCCCAAGGTAATGGAAATTACTCAGCTATGGGTGGTGCAGGCGATCACTACGACGGTAGATACCAGCTAGGTCGTATGGCTAAGGCAGACGCTTCTAAACTATTGGGAACACCCTTAGCACATGATGCATCAAGTAGAGAGGCATTCCGTAATGATCCTATACTACAGGAGCAAGCCTTGGCTGCATATACTTCTAAGAACCACCAATATATGATGAGTAATGCTAAATATAGAAGCTTGCCACCTGAGCAGAAAGCAGTTGTACTAGGTTATGCTCACAACCAAGGTCATGGTGGGGCTAAGAAGTGGTTAAACACTGGTGAGGTAGGTTCAGATGGATTTGGTACACGGGGTACTAAGTATTCTAACGCTATTTCTAGCGCCCTGACTCAGTACAGTAATCGCGATAATGATACATAATTTAGTTTCATTACAATTTGTATCTGCTATTATAGCACTAACAATATATTCCAAGAAAGTATAACAATGGTAGATGTATTCTCTCGCCCTATCCCAGGTCAATCACTCACAGCTACACCTAAGAACGCACCTTGGGAGAGACCTCCTGAGCTTGTGGAAACAGGTGAAGCAGTTAAGTTCTACATTAATAAGCTAGCAGACGAAGATATTATGGATGATCTTGCTGTTACCTTTGAGATGGGTGCTGACCTAAAGACTGTAGTTGAGACCATGATGGTTATGGGTACTATGAAGGGTATGCACACTGTAGAGGTGGGTATGTTAGCTGGTCCTATTGTAGCGTCCTTTGTTAAGGCTGCTATGTCTACGTATGACGTTATAGTTAAAGAGACTGCAGGAGACCCTAAAGAAGCTCGTAAGGCTAAAAACGTAGAGCGTATGAGGACTTTGATGGGTAAATACCTAGAGACAGACCCTGAGCAGGATGCAGGTACTGAGCTAGTTAAAGAGTTATCCGAAGTTGATCCTACTGCTATTGAGCAAGGCAATACAGAACCGCAACAAGAGCCTATGATGGAAGCAGAAGATGCTCCTACAGGTCTTATGGCTAAGGGAGAAGTCTAATGGCTGATTGGCAAGCATTCGCTACCGCATTCTTGGGTGACACTGCTACGTATATTAATGAACGTAAAGACAAGGCAGATGATTACGCAGACAAGCTAGCTGAGCAAGCAGAGCGCAACAAGGGCAAGCTGACTGCTCTTAGACAAGCTTCAGAGGCACAGCAAGGTTTTGTAGTACAGGCTCGTGGACTATATGCTAGTGACGATCAGATTGAAGCAGCACTAGATTCTGGCCCTACAGGGCTACAGGCTCTTGTAGAGGATCTTAGTGGTCTAAAGTCTTCCTTTGGTAGTGCTTATGATGCAGAACTAGTTGCAGAGAGAGCGCAGCTACCTGAGACATTTAAAGCGCTGGGCAACTTGGATGTTTATTCACGATATGGTCTTGGTAGTCAGACTATGGGTGATATTGAAGCACCTTCTGGTGGGTGGTTTGCTAGAGGTATGGGTACAGATGCTAAGGCTCGTGTTAGAGCAGAAGCTGATGCGGAAGCGTTTGGTGGTACTGGTATGTCTGTATATGACATGGCAGAGCTTGATGGTGTATCTGGGTATACAAGTAAGAACACGTCATCCTTCTTATCGTATGTAACACCTAAAAGATTTAACCCTAGTGCAAAGTCTGATGAGACTGCGGTTCTTATGGATCTCCAAAGATCTGTACAACAAAGCTCTCAGTATCAAGCACTTACACAGCAATATGACGAGGTTGTTGTACAAAGTCCTGAGGAAAAAGCAGATCGCCTACGAGGCATCCAGAATCAGCAAAATGGTCTCGTAAAGAGTTTTGTAGATCAGCACATTAATAATCAAGTAGAGTTATTTGGTACATCTTATGTTGATGAGATGGCTGCTACTCTTGGTCTACTTAACTATACAGACGCTGATTTTACACAATGGCGACCTGCTCCAGAGCTAACAGAAGAAGAAGCGGTGGCTGCAGAGGCTATGAGTGTTTTGGATGAAACTGGTGAAGCTGATCCGGCGGCTGTTGCCCCAGAAGATGCAGGTATCTTACCTGTTGATATCTCAGAGGAAGATGCTTTAGCACTACCTGTAGTACAGACCCTAGATACATCTAATGATCCTGCCGCGCCAGATATGTCTATTGTTGAAATGCCAGACGGTAGTGAGCTTTTAAGAGTTGAGACGGAGTACGGTGTTCAAGTGCTGAATAACCCTGATCTTATACAAGATATGCTTGGAAGGTATAGACCTGGATTTGGTACAGAGCTACCATCTGGCACTGATCGCGAAGTAGCTCGTCTTAATATTGATAGAAAACAAGCTTGGCAAGATGCTGCATCTAAAGTGACATACTCTGAGTACAAGGCTATGTCTGATGAACAGTTATCCGAAGCAGGCTTGCCTACACAAGGTCTCGCCCAAGGTGCCGCCTTTGGTATGCTTAGACCTTCAAGGTACTTTAAACCAGAGGAAGAGGCTTCTGAAGATACAGTACCTGTGGAAGACATTAGCCAAGACCCTTCTGAGTTGTTGCTAACGAACCACGGTGTTGATATTATGAAGTATATGGAGGATGCTGGTGTTGTTTCAGGAGACAGCGATCAAGACATCCAGCAAGCACTGCAAGACTGGTATGGTGAAAACTCTGCAAATGAGAGTTTAATAAATATTGGCTCTGCTGCCAGTGACCCTAGTGTTGTTTATGCAATCCGTCAATTTCTTAAATAAGGTTACAGGATAATGGAAACTAAAAACGCTGGCTTGGACTTTTTTAAACAGCTAGGATATAGCATTTCTACTGGTGAGGAAGAGCAGGAGGATACTCCTGTAACAGATCCTATAGTAGAAGTAGAGATGCCTAGAGCTATGCCTTCAGCTAGAGATACTAGTGGGCCTAACTCAGACTTTTTTAAACAGCTAGGATATAACATTTCTACTGGCGAGGAAGATACCAATACAGTAGATCGTACAGATGTACGGCCCTACGAGGGTGTAGTTAATAACAACACAGAAAAGCTAAAGAAGGATGACCTTCTCCGTCCTGAGAACATTAACGTAGTACGTACTTATATGGGTCAGAAGTATGGCACTGAGGGTCTCAGAGATAAGAGTGACGAAGAGCTAGTTGAATCTTTTGTAGATACTATGCGCTATTTTAATACGAACACATTTAGTACTGCTTCTGAGGCTCGTCGTATTAAAAACGCAGACGAAGAAGAGAGAGTAGGGGCAGGACAAGCTTTTGAGCTATATGACCGTCTTGGTAATGTATTTGTTAATGATGGGGTTATGGGTGCTATAGACGGCGTTAAAGATTATATTTTTGCTGCAGCTAAAGATCCTATTAACTATATTGGCTTACTGACTGGTGGATTAGCTAAGGCTACTGCTCTTGGCGCTACTACTGCAGGTAAAGAAGCTGTTAAGGCGTTAGCTAGAGAAGCTGGTGAAGCAGCACTAAAGAAAGGTCTCACGAAGGAAGCACAACAAGCAGCAGTAGATGCGGCTGTAAGCAATGCTTCTGCTATGCTTACAAAGAGAGCTATTCGTGAACCAGCACGTAAGAAGCTTCTTGAGCAGGCTGCAAAGCGTGAGAAAGAACTATTTGAGTTTACGCTAAAGAGACGTGGTGAACAAGAATTTACAGATAAGCTGGTATTTGATGCAGTTAAAGGTTCTGTAAAAAGTACTGTTGCTCTAGATTCTGCAGCATCCGTCTTGAATGATATTGCTATCCAAAACACTTTAATAGAAGTTGGCGCTCAAGAAGAGTTTAGTCTTCTACAGACAGGGTTCTCCTCCTTACTAGGCGGTATTGGCGGTGCTATACAGCTAGCAGGCATGAAACTTCCTATAAGATCTGGTCTAGAGGGTATTGCTGCTGATGTTGATATAGGGAAAATGCGTTCAGCAACTACAAGAGATATTAGTTTAGCTCTAGATAAGACTGAAACTAAGCAAGCTACCGCTGCAGTTTTGAAGGCAGCTAAGTCGTGGAAAGAAAAGGTAAAACGTGGTAAGGCTATTTATGAAGATGCTCCTACTTCTGTTAACCTACTTCAAGATATTATGTTTGGTGAAGACAAGAAGGGTGGCCTTGTGGCTATCTATAGAGAAAAGGGTGTACAGCTGCCGCAGGACATGAAGGTCACAGACCTAATGACTAATCTTGTACAGTATATGGCCCCTAAAGAACTAGCTGATATTAATAAAGAGATTAAATCATTGGGGATCTCCCTTGGAGATACAACACAAGTAGCTACAAACCTTCGTGATCTTGTTGCCGTAGAGGTAAGCAAGGGCGCTCAGATGCTGAACGTAATGTCACAAGTACGTAAAACCATTGATGGTGGCGTGTACCGAGGCGAACAGATGCTAGCAGATGAAACTAAGGAAGTTATGAAAGAGCTTTCTGATACCCCTAAATACCTTAGTTATACTCAGGGTCTGTGGCGTAGAATGCTTGTATCTAGCCCTGCAACCTCTGCAATCAACGTAGCCGGGTTTGCACAATTCTTTGGTGGTACAACTATTGCTGAAATACTAACCTCTAGTCAGTTGCTAGTTGCTGGTGTTGCTAGAGGTGGTATGGCTACCAAAGAAGGGGCAGAAACATTACGCAAGGCTGCGGTATACCGTGACATGATTGGTCAAAAGCTTCGTTACCTTGCAGATCCTTATTCCACTAAGGAAGCATATATGCGTATCTTGGAAGAGCATGAGGGTGTACGTAAGACCCTTTATGAATCCCTAACTGGTGGTGTAGGTATTAACTCTAAGGTATACGGCATCAACGAAGAGAATAAACTCTTTCAGAACCTAGAGTCTCTCGCAAACGGTTCAGCTATTGTTGCTGGTGTAAGAGTGCAGGATACATGGTCAAAGTCTCTTATGTTTATCTCTGAAATGGACAAGCGGCTGCGGTTAAAGCATGGCGCTTCTATTGAAGAGGTTTTACGTGGTGGTAAACTTGAACTTATTGATGATGACGTTTTAGGTAAGACGTTAGACATTACTCAGAAAGCTGTATTTTCTAAGAACTACACTGAAGGTCAAGGTGAGTTAGTAGAGAAAATGGCAAAATTGGTAGAGGGCGTTTCAAATACACCTTTACTTGGTACTATTTTGCCCTTTGGTCGTTTTATGAACAACGTAGTAGCTACCTCTTGGCAATGGTCTTTTGGTGGACTAGGTTACGCATCTGCTATTATGAAAAAGAACCCAGATGTTGATGCAGTGGAAGCCTTTTCAAGAAGCCTTGTAGGTCTATCTTTTCTAACGCTAGCTGCAGATTATGATAAAGAACGCCAAAAGGATAACTTAGGTGTATATGATGTTAAGGTAGGTGATAATATTGTCAACGCCCAGAACACATTCCCTATGTCTATATTCTTGGCTGCAGGTAGGCTTATTAACCAGACTTTAGATGAAGGACAGTCTCCAAAAGCAGAAGTAATAAAGGCTACTCTAGAACAATTAGCTGTGGGACAAGTAGCATCTGACATTGAGTTTGGAAACGACATTACAGCACTTTTCTCTGCTTTGCTTGATGATACTAATGATTTATCAAAGATTGAGGCTTTAATTCATAGTGGGTCAACTAAGGCTGGTAACATTGCTGCGGGTTTCACAAGACCTGTTGATGCTGTAAATAAGTTGGTAGGATTTATGGCTAACAACGATGTAGCAAAAGATGTTAGACAGGCCAGAGGCGGTGCTGTCATTACACAGAGTGCTACAAAGTATGTAGATAACATTATTGAACTTCTTCTAGGTGAGTCAGAGACTATCACAGGTACAGCATTACGTGTAGCTACTCGTGAAGGCGACCTCAGAGACCCTAACCCACTACTGTCTGTTCTTGGCATTAAGGTTAGGGAAGGTCGTACTGTAGGAGAGGAGATCTATGATAAGCTAGATATCCCAAGATATAAGGCAAATAAACGCTCACAGGTAGCTGCATATGATAGAGCCTGGAATGAGTATGTTGCACCTATGGTAAACGACTATGCTGGAAGGCTTTTGTCAGATCCTGAGTATCTTAAATTGCCACCAGATAAGCAGGACGCTGTTTGGGCTACACAGATACGTAATATCAGAACTTATATGAAAGACTTCTTAGAGAATGCTGATACTCCAGCACATATTGAGGGTGTAAGGCTGAAGGCTACTGCAGTAAAAACGGTACACAAGAAAGCAGCACTAAAGTACCTAACAGAAGAAGAGGGTTTCAATGGCAGTATTAGGGATATGACGTATCCTGAGTTACAAGCCTTCTTCACCTACGTAGACTTCCATAAATCACGCCTAGACTGGTAAAACAAAAGAAGAGGGGAGCCGCTAAGCTCCCCTTTTTTTATTACTTAACACCGTGTAGGTCTGCAGCTTTCTTTGCCCACATAATTGACTCTGTTAGTCGCTCTTGGGCATTTGCTCGTTCTTCTGACGTATATAGATTGTCATTATAATACTGTCCTAGATTACTGGCAGCTTCTGTTAGGGCTTCAGAAAAGGTTTCATAAGAGTTCCTAAACTTTGCTGCTTCTTCTTCTATATTCATAGACCTTCCTTCATAAACACTTTGACCCATTCAGCACAGATACCACTTCGCACAATGTCATCTACACCAAACTCAACAACAGGGACATCCATCATATGCTTCTTGGCTAGATGTATGATCTTAGCTAGACCAGACGTACCTTTAAGATCAGACTGTTGGATGTCCCCATTTAGAACGATTGTACTACCTTCACCAACACGAGTCAACAACATTTTAATCTCTGGGATTTCGATGTTCTGTGCCTCATCTACAATAATGAATGCATTATCAAAGCTACGACCACGCATTAGTGCCAGTGTAGCTACTTCAATGTTACCCGCTTTTAGTGCTGTGTCTACTGCACCACGACCTAAGTGCTTCACCAGTACGTCCAACACAGGTAATGCCCAAGGCTGTGCTTTCTCTTCTAGTGTGCCTGGCAAGAACCCAATGTCTTTACCTACAGCTACATGAGGTCTTGTGATCACAATCTTGTCAATCTCTTTGAGCGTATACAGATCAGCAGCACACGTAGCAGTGACATAGGTTTTACCCGTACCTGCAGGGCCAAGGATAAGCACTTGCTGGCTTGTATTGATAGCTTGGATAAGCTTTCCTTGGTTCTCAGTCTTAGGGACAATACCTGAAACAGGCTTAGATGCCGCTCCTTTATAAGTAGTCTTGCGGCGTGAACGTGTCTGCTTCTTTGGTGGCTCACTATCGTTTTTCATTTGATCTCTCTATATAGTTTAAAGCGTTTCTAACATCTTCTAGGGTATCTCCCAGAGTACCAATACCCATATTACATGGTGGGCATAACCACCCCCTAAAAGTCTCTGTGCTATGACAGTGGTCTAATACAGGGTTGTCACACTTTTTATTACAACACTCACAGGAGCCTTTATACTCTGGTGCTATAATACGTAGTGTATTAGCTATTTCTGTTTGCTTCTTTGAACAGTTTTTACATTTACTATCCCTAGACTCTCTATCACCTGTAGCCCTTCTGTATAGTCTATATTCTGTAATAGGCTGTTCCATATTACATTTCTTACACACCTTTGTATCTACGTTAGGGTTTAAAGAGAGGTATGTTTTTAGTAAGTCCATCTGCATATAGTTAGTCCTTATAGGGTGATAGCTTAGGGAATCGAACCCTACAACAACTGCGCTACTGACGCCTAAGGTAACTATTGTTGTTGGCAAACCTGCGCTAACCTATGGTCCTCCCTACAGGACTCGAACCTGTAACCTAGTCATTAGAAGTGACTTGCTCTATCCAGTTGAGCTAAGGAAGGTCTTAGGTATATCTTATAAGCTATTGATATACATGTCAAGATCCTCATAGCCACCAATGTATTCACCCTCTGAGTTCCAGATTTGTGGTACAGATGTGAGGTCTGCCATACCCAGAAGGCTTTTGACCCACTTAGAACTACGTATATTATATGATACGGAACGAATCTTGTTGTCTTTCATTAGGCGCTTAGCCTTGTCACAGTGTGTGCAGTTTTCTTGTGTAATGATGATGTATGTCATTTAGATACCCCCTAAAGGTGTAAGCAGTTTAAACACATGCTTAGGTAGCTACGGTTAACGGATAGGGCAAGCACCTGTCAGACACTCTTCGTCAGTCAGGTCATCTGTTGATGCTAGGTTGGTTAGATCTACAGGCATCAACGTGTTAGCATAGGCACGGTAGACTTCCTCAGATACCACCTCCTGTGGGAGGTAAGCATAGCCTAGATCAGCGGCGCTCTTGGTGGGATCGTTGCGGTAGATGAACGACACACCAACGTATGTATCCCAGTTATCCAAGATCCAAGTAATGATGTCAGGTATCTCACCGTTGTCATAACTAATTGTGACAGAACAGTTATGATCTACATAGTGATCCATCATTAGCTTATAGCGGTCTAGCTGGCTAATAGCTGTTTCAAGGTTAACCTCTTTACCATCTACCAAATCAAACTTAACATCCTCATAGGCTACCGGGAATGTAACCAAGACGCTATCTGATTCAAAGGGCTTCTCAATTACCTTATAACCTGATGCTACGAGCTTAGGGATAATCTCGTCATGCTTTGAGAATGTTACATTGTTAAACAGGTATTTTCCTAATGGTTTGTGTACACCCTCAGTAGTGTCCATGATCTTAGACAGTGTACCAGATGGCTTGACTGTAGTTACCAGTTTAGCACGAGGCAAGCCCAGTTCGTCTGCCATAGAGTTTGCACCCTTCTTAGCCGACGAACGAAGAGCCTGTAGCATAGTCACGACGTTATTCTGACCTGTGTGGTGGTCCAAGAACTTCACGATGCCAGTGGCACCTACACCACAAAGGCGTAGAAACTCGTTAAGTTCATGCCATGAACGCTGCAACACACCATCGTCTAGGTTCACACAAGTCTGGCGGTAGTTAGCGCGGGCTACAATCTCAACAGCTTCTTGTAGTCCACCAAAGTCCTGCAGGAACTTACCCCAGTCAACCTCTACAAGGTTGCAAAAACTCTTATTTCCTAATAAAATCTCCGCGCAAGGATTTACACCTTTAAAGTGTGGCGCTCTCTTCTTTGCACTCTCTGCGTTAATAAAACCTGGCTCAGACCCACCAGCCTCGACCATCTTGTCGAAGATGTAGCTAAGCTCCCATTGTGTTGGCTTCTTATGGAAGACAATAGAGTTGTTTGACTGCTGACGATGCTCGTTACCGTGCAACCAAAAGTCTTTCTTAGCTGAGATAAAGTTATCAACCTCTGGGTCAGATACTGGCATCAATGCAATCTCAGCAGAACGACGGGATGATAGTGTAGTACCAAGGTGATTAAGCACATCAAGGATGTCGATACGTGTAAGTAGTTGCCCTGCACGACCATTAAGCAAGTCACAGATGCGTTGGAATGCAGACGAAATAGTTTCATCTCCAGAGCTAATCCAGCCATAGCCTTTGAGACGCTCTCCTGCTGCACGTACCTCAGAGAAGTCTAAGATCAGTACATCTACAGCGTCTTTCATAGCAAATAGTTTACCTGCAGACTTAGCCCAAGCTTCAGCACTATCACCAATTTTTAGGTGGTAGGTCTTCTTGCCAACTTCATCTACGGATCGCCATGACTGGTTGTCGGGACAGCCTTTAGCTTCGCCTAATACTTTAGCTGAACGGATAACCCTTACATTAACTTTCTTAGCAAAACCATTTAGTGTACCAACGACAGGCTCAAATCCTACGCCACAACCCTGTAGCAACAACCACATAGCATCAACAATGTCATGAACAGTTTCAATGCGACCAAAGGAACAGTTAAACTGTGACGCCTCTCGTGTCTTAGCTACGTTAGTACCACCAAGCCACAAAGTGCGACCAGAGGGTGTGGCCTTACGTTCAATCATTAGCATTCGCAGCTTCTCAAGCTCAACGATCTCTGCCATGTCTAGTGTGTCGGCCTTAGCACGTTCCCAGAGCCACTTCTGGTGTTCAATAACACGGTCTGCTGTCTCTTCCCATGTCTCAAAAGTACCATCCTCCTTGGGACGGTTATATGTACGCCGTGTTACTACATTAGCACGGGTGGAAAATTCTTGGTAGTTATTCATCGCTTGTCTCCGCTTCCTTTAAGTGTACCGCGTTCTTTGCGGCCATTCAGCTTTTTCATGTTTAGTTCTGCAATTTTCCTCAAGCTACCACCAAAGACATGTGAAGTAACTGTTGTATAATACAGAAGATCACCAAGCTCATATAGAATATCTTCATCCGTAAACTTAGATTTATCTCTAATTAGCTTCTTTACTTTTTCTGCTACTTCACCAGCCTCTCCTACAAGACCTAAGACATTCTCAAACAACCTGTCTGTGCCTTCTGTCATAACCAAGGCTTCTGCCCAATCACCATATAGTTTCATAGGATCTTTTTCATCTTCTACATTTTCAAACATGTCAAAGTATCCCATTACTTTTAGGTCTTCTGCACTAATCATTGCCGTTCCTTTACTAACAAATTGTTAATCTCTACATCGTCTACATCATACATAATGTCTGTGATAAGATCATAGATATCATCTTCGTGTGCATTATTATAAGATGATAGGATATTATTTGCTTCGTCTACCTTCAAAACAAATACAATGCTAAATGTTTTATCACTCATTACCTTTCTCCGATAATGCTTCATTCATTTTACGTAGATAGTATGCTGCTTTATGCATGTCTTCCATAGGTTTTTCCTTATACTTGTAGCGGTGTTGATACTTAATCAAATTACCGTGACAGTAAGCAATAAAACCATCAAGACCTAGAACCTGTTTGATATAATCAATACACTCTATACCTCCAGAGTTATAGTGCGCTGGGCGTTCTACAGGATCATACTCACGTTTAAGCGTATCTGTCATTAATCTTTCCTAGCTTTAGCGGGATCTTATTTGTTTTAGCTCTAGATCCCGGCTCTGTCAACCACTCCTCCGGTATAACTCTGTGCGACCATAGATAACCATTCTTATCACACCATTCAAAGTATCGCGACTTAGCACCCTTACTTAGAGGCGCTTTAGCATTCCAAAACACGAAGCGAATATCTAGCTCTGGGTGCTGTTTCTTAACTGCTAAATGCTTGCGACGGTCGCTGGCGTCAAAATATCCTTTTGTTTCAATCAGGATACCGTTATCTAATTCAAAGTCTGGCGTGTAGGTTCTATATTTAAGATCCTCCCATTCAATCTTTAGTAGCTCATACTTAACCTCTACCTGTCTCTCTGACAAAAACGCAACGGCCTCTTCTTCAAGACCGCTGCGATACTTACTAGTAATATGTCTGCTTCTTTTAGCCATCAGCGAGACCATCAACTAGTGACTGTACTAATACAACACGCCTGTCTTCGAGTACTTGTCCTAGATAAGACAGGCGACCAAGCTCATTTGCTGCCATCTGTGCTTCTTGTAGGATTTTATTCTGCTCCTCTGTGAAGTTTTCTGTATCGTATTCTTTGTCATTAATAGTAATTTTAGTCATCTGTTTACCCTTCTAGGTGAATGTAATCTACTAACGGAGGGTTCTTAGCCTTTGAGTTAGGCGACGGTAGTGTTTGCAATGTAGGCCAGCATTTATACTTAAATGCACAGAACCCACATTCAACACCCAGTTTAATGTTGCCTGTCTCTTTGCGGTAGAACGTCTCTTTGATTGGCTCAAAGCAACGCTCAAAGGGTTCATCATTGTCGATGTACTCTGTCAGTGCTTCAATATCTTTCAGCACGGCTTCTTTGTCTACACCGCCAGCGTCAACATACTTAAACTCACCGTTTGCCTTGTTGACTACCCACCAGCCGCCAACCTCTTTACCTGCACCCTCTGCATAGCCCACAAGCTGTGGGATGTAGCCGAAGCTGTCACCTGTAGCTAAGGCATCAAAGGATGCAAACTTGTTATTGTAAGACCACGGAGATGCTGACTTTACGTCATCAACTTTGTCATCCAAGATCATGTCATACTCACCACGGATTTCTTTACCGTTTGCTAGCTTCAGTACAACATAGTCGTTGTCAGTAAACTCTACGTTTGCTGCTCTCATGATGCCCTTGAACACTGCTTCTACAATATCCCCCAAGATCATGTTCATCAGGAAGTGTGGTGGAAAGGGTGTCTTACCTTCTGGCTCATTCTTGTCATACCATAGCTGACACTTAGGGCGACCAATGTTAGACATACGTAAGCGGAATGCGTCACGAGGACCACTGTCAAACTGCTTAAACAACGCTGCCTTAACGTCGGAGGCGACCTTATCAGCCACCTCCTCAGTCATTGTAGTCTCACCCGCCATAGCCTTCTGTAAGAATGTAAAGATAGCTAATTCTGCAGGATGATTCATTAGTCTGCATCCACATCAATAATGGAACCAATAAGTTCTGCGTCTTCGGTACTCATACTTCGATTAGATCGCTCATGGTGTAGGTCCATGATCTTACCGTTACTATACTCAATGAAGCCCAAGAAGTCTGTCAGTGTATCATTGTCTGATACAGACAGTTCTACTTGTTCACCTACAGCAGCGGTGATGACACCATACGTTGCACCTGTTGGGATAGACTCTTCTTTACCTGTCAGGATCAGTGTAGACATAATCGGCAACAGGTTTCTACGACCTAGAATAGCCAGCGCACCATCTAGAGACTTCATGCTATCACGGTTCTTAACATCCATTACGAATGCTAGGTTGTCGTACTTTGTAGAGATAGCTGCTCCTGTTTCATCCATTGGATTAGTAATAGTAAGCAAGCCCATGAATAGCTTAACACGCTTAACAGAGCGCATAATATCTTTTGTAGCTTCAGGTAGTGCATTGAAGTCTTCAATGTAACCAGAGGGACGACCCAAGTTAAACCCGCCAACACTATCCTGCATGTCACCATTGAGGGTATTACCCATCACTGACTTTTCCATCTCGTTAGTAGATGAGTTCCACCGCTGCCACTGCTGGCGCTGGGCTACAATGCGGACACTGATACTCTCCGCGTAAACGACATCATCTCCCATCGTGATCTTATACGACCCTACAGGAATAACATCCGTCTTGATCTTCTTACCACCAACATCAATTTCGCCTTTAATAGCTGAACTGACTACGTTTACCCGTGCAATAGATGGGCCAGACTGTTTGCTGGATGTTTCAGATACGCCCATAAGCTCTGCAAGAGACTTACCACGATCCGCTGCTACTGTTAGTTCTACACTCATAATATTCTCCATGAGATTTGTGTTTAAGAGTCCAAGTTATACCATCATATGTCTTTTACGTCAAGCCAATTAGGCCCAATCTTTGACTCAAGTAGTAATGGTACGTTCATTACAACACCATAAGCTTTCTCTATGAGGTCATTTAATTCTTCGTTCATATCATCAATGATTTGTAGCACGACTCCTCTCTCCTTTGGGTGAGTATCTACAACCGTCGAGTCATGTACTGTATTAACAAGGCAGGACTGTAGACCACTTAACCGTTTCTCCAATTCTATCAGCACGACAGGGACCACATCACCTGTAGCAAACCCCTGCACTGGATAGTTCTTGATCATAGTGAAGTGTGACACACCACCACGAGCATTACGTTTAACATCAGGGAAAGCGTACTGCCTGCCTGACTTACTGGTAATCTTATTAAACCTCATAGCTTCATCAGCTAGGCTCTTGTGCCAAGATGCAACACCTTCATACTTCTCGTTGAAGTGGATGTAGTAAGCCTCCTCTGCTTTACTCCTACCATATCCAGTAGCCCCGAAGAGTGGTGCAAACGTATGCTCCTTAGCTTCCTGGCGTGTTGTAGGCTGTCCCGCATCAGTAATGACCTGTGCAGTGTAACTGTGAACGTCGAAGCCATTAGCAATCTCAGCCATAGCTACCGCATCCTGTGATAGGTATGCAGCAGTACGAAACTCTAGCTGTGCAAAGTCTGCCTCTAAAATATCTCCGCCCTCCCATCTAGATACAAACACACGCTTAACTGGGAAAGTACCGCCACGAGGCATGTTCTGCATGTTAGGGTTACGACCACTGAAGCGACCTGTAGCTGTGATATGCTGTGTAAGACTTACGTGTAGGTAGCCATCTTTCTTAGTGAATGTGTCAATGCCTTCTACGAATGCAGAGAGGTAACTACTAACAGCAGACAGGCGCTTTAGGTCAGTAAGAAAGCTTATTGCATCGTCCATCTTCTTAGTCTTAGCTGTACCAATCAGCACAGATAGATTATCCTTGCCTGTGCTAAACCCATTAGCACTAACCCACTTCTTTGTAGGTGCAGCAAATGCTAATCCAGCTAAGACGTTTGTGTTCTTTAGCTGGTAGCCACGCGCTTCACAATCCTTACATTTGTTAGGTCTAGCATACTTTGTGCCATCCTTCCTTACTTTATAGACTTTTCCTTCCCCTTTACAGTCAGGGCAGGTAAACGCTTTAGTGCGTCTAATCAAAGTGCTGTTAGAGCCTACTGCTGATACAAACTCTTTCTTATCCTTGGTGTGTTCAAATAACTGTACCCACTCCTTCTTGTTATTAACCTTACGAGAGAAAACAACCTGCGACATCTGCTCTGGGGAGTTAAGGTTAATAGGTGTGTCGCCCATTATTTCTCGAACCTTATGTTGCAGCCTGTCTTCAATGTCTGCTTTTTCTTGTTCATACTCCTGACGCACAGCATCAAGGGCTACACGATCTACACAAAAACCAGCCATGTACATACGTGTAAGTGTCTTGCATGTATCAAACGTGACAGACCTAACCTTGTGTAACGAAGCTGATTCAACTTCACCGTAGTCAAGCTCAAGATCATGGAACAACTCTCGTGTCGTATCTAAGTCAGCCTGTAAGTAGAAGGTTAACTCCTTTAGCGGGATCTCATTAGTGTTGTAACCGTCTTTGAAGTACTTCTTGAGAGTGTCATCCTTCTGGGATGTTAGCTGTCTGCGCTGGGCGCAACCGTCTAGACTGAGGGTATCCTTCTGGCCTCGCAATAAGATATACTCTGCAAGCATGGTATCATATATGTCACAGTCATACTTAAATCCACACTCCCAAAGCCACATAAGATCATGCTGAGCATTATGCATAATCAGAAGTGTAGTCATGTCTAGGATGTCTTGGATAAGCTTACGCCCAGCGCCATTAGTATCCTTAGCCTCTAGGTGGTCAATATTAACAATGAACGTCTCTTCAGGTTTATCAGCGTTCTGCATACCTACCTGTACAAGGAAGTTACCCTCCTCATACGGATCAAGATGCCACTTACCGTTACGCATCTGTGTGGTGTTTTCAACGTCTAATACCAGTCTCATCCATCTCTCCTCTATGCACTGTATAGTGATCGGCCACCGTCAAGTTCACAGTGTACCACACCATGCCAACCACCTTTAAGTTTATTCTTAGCAATGTTCAAGTGTCGCTGTGTATCTTGCTCATCTGCACCTTCGACAACCGGGTTTTTACTGATCAATACCATCAAGTCAGCTTCAGCAGCCTTACCTGTCTTGGAGCCTTCCATCATACTTTGATCAACGATTACCTTACCCTCTGCTACAGCACTAAGCTGAGACATCCACACAACACAGCAATTGTACTGCTTAGAAATATTACGTGCATAGATAGCTGCATCCTTTAGATACACATCTGACTTGTCACTAGTCTTAGATGCAAACTTGTCACCCATATCTAGGATCAAGATGTCAGGCTTCTCTTGTTTAACTAGAGACTCTACCCATTGCAGGTCTTTGTTAGTGCTGTCCTTGATACGAATGTTCTTACGTACAGGCTCATAGCGTGAACGAGCTAGTGACACGTTACCCTTAACCTCTTCCATAGTCATACCCGCAGCAGCACTTAGGTAACGTGCGCCTACACGCTCATATGCTTCCTCATTACACAAGACCACACACTTAGCACCTTGATGCGCCCACCCTCCAGGCCCAGCAATCAGTGACGCATGGAAGGATGTCTTACCTGTGTTTGGACGTGCGCCTACTAACAACAGGTGACCACCACTAACACCCTCGACCTTACGCTGTAGACTAGGGATGTTAAACTTCCACTGCGTCTGTAGATCATTAGCTTCAAGAAGACGCTCAATAGAAATGTCCTCCCAAGATACTTTAACATTAGGTGTGAAGTCATCCTTGAAGTCATCCAAGATACGTCGCAATGGTTCTAGTGTTGTCTGTGATCCATTAACAAAGTCAAAGCCGAGGTTAGCTACCAAGTCACCTACGTATTGCTGGAACAATTGCCCTAGCACTGTATCAGCAATCTCTTCTTTAACTACATCAGCTTTATCCATCTTACGAAATAGATCAGCATAGGATGTCTTAGTAGCGGTAGTCATAGTCTGGTTCTGTGCATAGAACAAAGCTTCGAGGTCAGCCATGTTTAGGTCGCCGTCGTAGCTTTCCATAGCATGGTCTATTGTCTGTTTAATCTTACGGATATCTTTAGTGAAGATCTTATCTGGGCAGCGGATACCCTTGTGTTGATTATAAAAGTCGCGGTTTAAAAGTGTCTTAATTAGTGCCAGTTCCATCGTCATCGTCAGTCTCTCCTAAGATCTTATTTATAATCACCGTAATAGCCACCCAAGGCCACAGCATTGAAAACTTGTCGGCAGCATAAGGGTCTTCATTCTCATCATCTGGCTCTGTGATGGATGACAATAGTACTACACCCAGCACATACATAAAGGCTGCCCCATTTAGAAACATTGCTACATTCATTGCATATCCTCCTCTACTAAATAGTAAGCACCTTCTGGGCTATCCCAAGCAGATAGTATATCCTTAAATTGCTGTATGCTCATATATAACATCTGATGCTGCTCTGCTGTATCATCATACTGCCGCATAAAGACAGTGCCGTCATTACAGATACATACTTCTACGTCATTACAACTATCACTCTCGTCTAGTGTAACTATTATGTCTGCATCTGGTTCCATCTCAACAGTAAACATCAGTGTCAATCCTCATCTTTATACTTTGTATGCTTACGGAATCGTTTTTTGTAAGCACGTTTGATCCTCTTCAGTTGACCAGCCTTC